GGTAAAAGTACTCGCTGCCTATAAAATGAAAACTGAGTACAAAAATCAAATAACTAGTAAATTTAAAATTTAAGATTATGACACAAGAAAAAGTATTTGCAGATGGATTTAGCTTTAAACGTAGAGCTGGAGCGCCAGACTTTGTAGTGGGAAATATTAGCGTAAAAGTTGATGACGCTGTAGCGTTTCTACAAAAGAATGTAAAAGGTGGCTGGGTAAACCTGGACATTTTAACCGCTAAAAGTGGAAAGCAATACATTGAATTAAATCAATGGGAGCCTAATGGCGAAACACAAACTGTAAAGCAAGTCAATCCTGTAGCCCAGGATGATGATTTGCCATTTTAATTTAACTAGGGCAGCTCGAAAGGGTTGCCCTTTATTTTTATAACAAAAACGCAATAAATTATCAGTTATGCCAGAGCAATTTACACCAGCGGATTTATACGATAATACACCAGATGATGATAAGCAATTCATGGAGGAGCGCATAGTGGCGCTATTAGAATATTTAGCAAACTCCAGAAATGAGGTAACTATGTTAACTGGACAAGTTTCCTATTTAAGAAACAAACTAAATGAAAATAACATTGACTACTAATTTCAAAAATCAAACAAAATGAAAATAAGTTTAAATACTAAACAAGATACAAATGAGGAGTATCACTCGCACAAATCTATCTCAGCGAGTGGGCTTAAAATGATTTATAAAAAATCAGTAAAGCATTATTTAAAGGCAAAATTTACAGAGTCGCCAGCTATGGCTCTAGGTACAGCTGTGCATACTATAATGCTAGAGGGTCAAAAACAGTTTGACCAGGATTATTATTTAATGCCTAAATATGATGGCAGAACAAAAGAGGGAAAGCAAATTAAAGCAAAGCACGAAAAACTGGCTGGGGATCGCAAAGTATTAAGGGATGCGGATATGGATACAATATCTGGAATTATGCAAAATTTAAGACAGCACGATTTAGCGCAAAAATATTGCACTGGAACTATAGAGCTATCACACTATGGCAAAATGAATGGAATACCTATCAGAGTGCGCCCAGACGTATTTGGCGACAATTGGATCGGTGATGTTAAAACGTGCCAGGACAATTCGCCTGTGTCATTTAGGAGAGACGTTTTTAAATATGCCTATCATTTACAGGCGTGTTTTTATTCTGACGTGCTAGGCTTTCCTCCAGAAAACTTTCGCTTTGTAGCTGTAGAGACTAATTATCCTTACAGTATTGAGGTTTATGCTTTAGATGATGATATGATATCAATAGGTCGACAGGCTTATCAAAAAGCATTATCAGACTGGGGTTTTTATTTAGCCACTGGAATAGAAAAAGGTTACCAGGCTGCTGGATATATGGATGATGGCGCTTTAATATTATAGATATGGAAATCAAAGAAATTAGAAAAATAGTAGAGCTTTATTTTAATATGGATATAAGCATAAAAAGCAGAGAAAGGCATTTAGTAGATGCTAGAAAAATGTATTTTGGGCTATGTTATGAGTTCTGTAAAGAAACACTTACAAAGATGGGAACTTCTGTAGGTAGAGATCACTCTACAGTACTATACAATGTAAGGAGCTGTAAGGATTTAAGAAAAACAGATAGATTTTTTAATGATAAATATATAGCTTTGTATAATTTAGTATGCTTAAATAAGCAGAAAAAAATAAAAAAAACAATTTACACAATGCCAAGGGCTATACATCCTGGCTTTTTAAGATATGCCGACAAAAAATCCATTCGAAAAGTATTTAACAAAAGAGGACAGGCTTCAAAACAGCGTTATGAATTATATTAAAATGCAATATCCTGGAGCTTTTGCTATTCATGTACCTAATGAGGGTAAGCGATCACCCTTTGAACGCTACAAATTTAAATACTTAGGTGGCACTCCTGGAATACCAGATATTTTAGTTTTTACATCAAAAGCCAATTACAGCGGCTTAGCGCTCGAATTAAAAGTAGGATATAATAAGCCTACAGAAAACCAATTCAATTGCTTAGAGAGGCTTAAAAATGCCTCCTGGGATGCGCACTGGTGTAATTCATTTGACTCTGCAAAAGAAATAATTGATAATTTTATGAATTATGAGTGAATATAGAAACGTATTTTGGAACGAATTAGATCAAAAGATGTGGCGTACTACTACCAGTGCTGGTGATGTTTCTGTTCGTTATGAGTATGTAGGCACAATGACTAGGGCTGAATATGATTTATTAATTGAAATTCTATGGGAATTATTTGATGATGACAAAATAACCCTAGATCAGTTTCAAAAAATATTTGGAGACATTAGGACCTTTTGTGACCAGGTTAAAAATTTAGTAGAAAAAGCATAAAACAATGAAACCAAACTATTATGCAATTATACCAGCTGAGGTTAGGTATAACGATAAACTGACCGCTAATTCCAAATTACTTTTTGGAGAGATAACCGCCCTAACTAATAAAACAGGCGTTTGCTGGGCAAATAATAAATACTTTGCTGAATTGTACAATGTAGATAAGAAAACTGTATCTAGGTGGATACATCAGCTCCAGGAGGAGGGCTATTTAGATATAGTTATGGAGTACAATAAAGAAACCAAACAAATAACCAAAAGGAGTATGAAAATAACGACTTCTACCCCTATGGACAAAATTGTGGGGGGGGGACAAAAAGATCCCCAGGGTAGGGACAAAAATGTGGAGGATAATATATATACTAATAATAATAAGAATAATATAAAAAAGAATACCGCCACCTTAAAAAAGGTGTCAGACTTTAGGGATGATTATATTTTAGCCTATGATCATATTATTAAATTATTTCACGAGAGAAACATTCCTAAAAACAATGATATGAAAATAAAGTGGCTAGATGTTATTAGATTATGTGATGAGAAAGACAAAGTAAAACCTCAGCAGCTCTGGTGGCTTTGTAATGAAGTTAGAAAGGATAGTTTCTGGGCAGACAATTTTCAAACGCTTTTAAAACTTAGAAAATCCAAAGATGGCATAATGTATTTAAATAAGTTTATAGCAATGTTTGGTAATGAGCAATTTGAAATTTTAGGATCTGAAAATTAATTTTTACATTTAACACCGAAACAAACAAACAAACAAACAATGACAAACGAATTTTTAAATATTGGTATTACTCCCAGGGGCAATGCCATAGAGCAAAAGGTAATCTGTCCTAAATGCTCACACACCAGGAAAAACAAAAAAGATCCCTGTCTATCTCTAAACTTAGAGAAAGGCGTTTATAACTGCCATAATTGTGGCTGGAGTGGGAATGTAAAGTTTAAAGAAAAAAAAGAATTTGTAAAACCTCCAGAGGCTAAAACAGATTTATCAGATAGGACTGTTTCCTGGTTTAACAAACGAGGTGTCTCAGAGGCTACTTTAAGCCATTGGAAAGTAGGCGAGTCGATAGAGTATTTTCCACAGGTCCAAAAGAAACGCAAAGCAATCAATTTTAATTACTATAGGGATGGCGAACTCATCAACTGTAAATTTAGAGATGCTGAGAAAAATTTTAAAATGGTATCTGGAGCAGAGCTTATATTCTATGGCTTAGATAATATATCTACAATGGAAACTATTTACATAGTAGAGGGTGAAATGGATGCACTATCTCTACATGAGGCTGGTGTTTATTCTGTTTGCTCTGTACCTAATGGAGCATCTAAAGGAAACCAAAGGCTAGAATATTTGGATAATTGCTGGGAGTTTTTTAAAGACAAAAAAGAGATAATTCTCTGCACCGATAATGATCAGCCTGGATTAGCTTTAAGAAACGAACTCGCCAGGAGGTTCGGACAGTATCGCTGTAAGTATATCGAATTTGGCGATTACAAAGACGCTAATGAGGTTTTAACCGAAAAAGGTGCTGAGGTACTAAGAAACATTTTAAAGACTGCAAAACACTTTCCTTTGGAGGGAGTTGTAAATATTGATGATATTTGGAAAGACGTATTAAATTATAATGACTATGGAATTAAAAATTTCGGCATTGGGTTGGGTGATAGTGATGATTATTATAAAGTTGATTTTGAGGGAAGCTGGACTGTAGTAACAGGAATACCAAACTCTGGTAAATCAGATGTAGTGGATCAAATAGCTTGCAATATGGCTGTCAAATACAGTCACAGGACTGCTTTTTTTGCTCCAGAGTCGTTTCCTTATGAGGGGCATATTAAACGCCTGGCAAATAAATTAAATGAAAGGAACTGCACAAATGATGATCTAAATAAAACTAAAAACTTTATTGAGGAGCATTTCTTTTTTATAAAAATAGACCTGGATAACCTTACTTTGGATGGCATCTTAGATGCTTTCAGAGACTTAGTATTTCAAAAGGGCGTTAATCTATTAGTAATTGATCCCTGGAATATGCTGGACCATTCAGCCCAGCGTGATCATTCCTATGTAGGTTTAATGCTTTCTAAAATAACCCAGTTCTGTCAGCAGACAAAGACTCATCTTTTCCTAGTAGCGCACCCTAGAAAAATGGAATCTAACCAAAATGGTAATTATAAAGTGCCTACGCCCTATGATATTTCTGGCTCTAGTGACTTTTTTAATAAGGCTTTTAATTGTGTAACAGTGTTTAGAAATATAGGTGAGATGACTCAATACAAATCAGATTCTGTAGAAATTCACGTTCAAAAGGTAAAGCGTAAAGAAAATGGACAGCAAGGTAGTTTTACAGTAGCTCCAGATTTTAAAGATGGCGGAGTATATAAAACAATAGATGAAAAAAAACAAAGGTTTACAGTAGTTAGGGATCAAGTACCTTTTTAGTTATGCAGTTGAATTTATTTGGATATGAGAAGCTAAAAAAATGTAATACTTGCAATAAAATAAAAACAATTAATGAATTTAGTTTTTATAAAAGTTATGGTTTTTATTTTGAATGTAAAAATTGTAGAAAATTTAGAGCAAATAAATATTATCATTTAAACAAAAATAAAATAAGTGTTAAGTATAAAAATTATTATAGTAGAAATAAAAAAACTATAAATCAAAAACGTAAAATTATATTAAATAAAAAGTTAAAATCTGATAAATTATTTCTAATAAAACATAGATTAAGACATTCAATTAGCGATGGGTTTCGCAGATTAAAAAAATTTAAAAAATTAAAAACAAATAAAATTTTAGGTTCTGATTGGGAAACTGTAAAAATTTATATACAAAATCAATTTATAGATGATATGTCCTGGGACAATTTTGATAAAATACATATAGATCATAAAATACCTTTAGCAGCAGCATCTACAGAATTTGAGGTTATAGCATTAAATCATTATACTAATTTACAGCCAATGTGGGCAGAGGATAATATGAGAAAATCAGACAAATATGATCCAGAGGATTTTAAAAAATATATGGACTGGTATCGTAAAAATGTAAAATCAGATTTAGTTTAATGATAATAAACCTATCAGAGCGAGATCATTTACTAGCCAAATGGGTGGCTATTATCAAATCATATAGCGTAGGCTGTACTAATACTAAAAACAGTCAAAACTTTTTTGATGACAAACATCCGCTATATAGATCCTATTTAGGTATGTTAGGAGAGGTGGGTTTTGCTAGATACAGCGGCTTAAAAATGAACATTGATACTATTGGAATTGGCGATGATGGTACTGACTTTGACTATGGAATCCAGGTAAAATGCTCTGATGCTAAAAACAAGCCAAATCTAATGTTTCCTGTGACTCAGTACAAGCGCAAACACGCTGAGTATTACATTCTGACCTGGTATAAAAACCAAATGCTAGAATTTGTAGGATATACCACCAGAGGCTACATAGATAACAATCACAAAATAAAAAATTATGGTTATGGCGATACTGTATTTGTATCACATAGCGAACTAAAACCAATTGAAACACTTAAAATATTAGAAACTATGCCTAGAAAACAACAATACAAACAGCCAGTAGTAAACACCCAGGAGGAGCATTATAAAGCATTTAAGTGGTGCGATGAGAATAATATTAGGATTTATCCAAAGGCTAGAAATGGGCAGTTTATACTAGTTTATACAGTAGATGGCGTGGCTCAGACAACTAACAAGCTACACGATCCTAAAGACTATCAGCAAGCTATTTGGGATTTTTACCTATTTTTGTATAATAAACTAAACAATGATTCAAATTGATTTTTTTCCGATTTATGGAGTTATGGTAGGAATAAACTACTCTAATGAGGAAATCGAAATGATAGAAGTTGTAGCTGATGACAAAAGGCACACGTTACAATTTTTTTTATTTTTATTTGGTTTTAATATTCATTGGTTTACACATAACGAATAATGGCATACGATACAAAAGAACTTGAGAAAAAGGCTTTAATAGCTATTAATAAGCATAAACTAATGTTTATTGAGCATATAGTGGCGTTTTTACCTTGCTCTAAGGAGACATTTTATGTTCATAAACTGCATGAATCTGACGCTATAAAAAAGGCAATAGAGGAAATGAGAGTGGGTAAAAAAACAAAGATGTTATCTAACTGGATAAATTCAGAGACACCTAGTCTACAGATAGCGGCAATGAAAATGATATCTGAGGAGCATGAGGCTCATAGATTGAATGGGACCAGACAAGAGATAAAACAAACAGGGGGATTAACATCTAGGGTTATTGAGTGGATCCCAGCGGATCGCAATGATGAAACAGAAAGTAAATAGACAATTTTACGACTTACTAAAATCAAATGCTAGGCTCAGAGTTCACCAGGGGGGTACTCGATCTGGAAAGACCTATGCTATTTGCCAGTATCTTATATGGCTGCTCACCTCATCTAAAGAGCCTTTAGTAATATCAATAGTTAGAAAAACACTACCAGCACTCAAGGGATCTGTACAAAGGGACTTTTTAGAGATTGCTGAGGCTGTAGGTATGTTTGAGGATGGCGCTGTTTTAAACAAAGTAGAGGGACAGTTTACCTATGGAGAGCATTTAGTGGAGTTCCTATCAGTCGACTCGCCTCAGAAAATAAGAGGGCGTAAAAGAAATATAGCATTTCTTAACGAGGCTAATGAGCTGGACCAGGAGGATTTCCGCCAGATTAATATGAGATGTACTGACTACATTATCCTAGATTTTAATCCTAGTGATCCTGTACACTGGATATATGATGAGATCATTCCCAGGGATGACTGTGACACCTGGATAACTACCTACCAGGATAATAAATTTCTATCCTCAGATTTAGTGTTTGAGATAGAGCGAATGAAAGAGCGTGATCCAGACTATTGGAGAGTCTTTGGTGAGGGTCAAAAGGCAGTATTCTCAGCACGCCAGATCTTTAATAACTGGACATTTATACCTCATAGCGAGTTCCCAGAGTTTGATAGAGATACTGAGGGAGTGGTAGGCTTAGACTTTGGCTACACAAATGATCCTACAGCAGCATCGTATATAGTACGCAAAGGAGACACTATTTACATTCACGAGCTAATTTATAAAACAGGACTCACAAACAGCGACATTGTAGATGAGCTTAAAAGATTAGGTTATGATCAAACACTAACTTTCTACGATGCAGCAGAGCCTAAATCTGGCGAGGAAATGAAACGCTTGGGAATGTACGTTAAAGCAGCTGTAAAGGGTACAGGATCAATTAACGCTGGGATATCTTTGCTAAAGGAATTTAATATAGTAGTAAGCCTAGAATCAAAAAACATAATAAAAGAATACAATAACTATTATTGGGAGCAGCTAAAGGATGGCACTATAATAAACAAGCCAATGGATCGCTTTAATCACGCAATGGATGCTATTAGATATGGCGTTTATAGTCAATATGCGAAACGTGCTGATTTCTTTGTAATTTAATTACTATTTTTGTATAATTAAAAATTTTCATATTGGATGGCTAGTTTCTTAGATAGATTCAAAAACCTTGTTTCTAAAAGCGCACAAAAAACTCATATAGATTTCAATAAAGCGATCTATAATTATTTAGGTGATACTCTGGTTTGGAATCCAGAGAACGATGATACCTATATAGATAAAGGCTATAGATACAACGCCACAATCTATTCTATTATAAATTTGATCACTAAATCAGCGACAAATATTCCTTTCCAGGTTTATGAAGTGCAAAAATCAAACGACTTAAAAAGATACAAGGCGCTCACCTCTGGAGAGTTTAACTCTAATACAGTACTCCAGGCTAAGATGCTACAAAAAAAGGCTTTAGTAGAGCTAGAGGATACTGAATTACATCAATTACTAGATAGACCAAACCCAGCACAGGGATATAATGCCTGGATCCAAGAGATAATAGCTTTTGGTAAACTTACTGGAAACCGATACATCTATGGTATAGGACCAGAAACAGGAGCTGGTATTGGCAAATTTAAAGAGCTTTATGTATTGCCATCCCAAAAGGTAGAGATTAACTCTGGCGGTATTATGGAGCCAGTAAAGGAATACACGCTATCCTATAATGGAACTTATAGAATTGCAGCTGATGATATTTGCCATATTAAAGATACCAACCTTTATTATGATGGGACAGGATCGCATTTATATGGAATGTCACCTCTAAAGGCTGGACTCAGAGTAATGGATGCTAATAACCAGGCATTGACTACTGGCGTAAAGTATTTACAGAATCAAACCGCTAGAGGTATCCTAATGTCTGAGGAGGGTGATTTAAACGAGGTCCAGGCTAAACAGTTAAAGGATAAATTCCGCCAACAATACCAGGGCAGCGATAATGCTGGAGACGTAATCATTACCCCTAAAAAATTATCGTGGGTAAACTTTGGACTTAATGCCTCTGATTTATCTTTAATAGAGCAGTACAATGGAACTATAAAGGATCTATGTAATATCTATAATGTACCAGTACAGCTGCTAAACAATACAGAAAGCACTACCTACAACAATATGAAAGAGGCTAAAAAGGCACTCTATCAAAATGCTGTTATTCCAGAGCTTAATAAAATTAGAGATGAGCTAAATAGATGGCTCGCTCCACAATATGGCGATAAAATCTATATAGACTTTGATTACTCAGCTATCCCAGAACTCCAGGAGGAAATGGATAAGGTGGTAGGGCAAATGAGTCAAGCCTGGTGGATTACTCCAAACGAAAAAAGAGCCGCCATGTCTTATGGTTTAGATGAGAAAAATGATAAGCTAAATGATTATTATGTACCAGCTAACTTAATGCCTATAGATGGCGATATTATACCAGAGGCATCTGATAAGGGTTTAGATTTAGATATATCAAAACTATTTAAATCAGCTGTAATTAATACAGTTGATACATATACTACTATTGAGGAGGCTCAAGCTAGAGCAATCGAAATGGGAGGCACTGGGTATCATGAGCATTTATTTAATGGCTCGACAGTCTTTATGCCATTTGTTTCTCACGCTGAATATGAGGCAGCTAAAAATAACCGCCTAGATGAGTTTTATGCAGCTCAAAGGAGAGAGGCTGGTAATAATGAGCCTATAGATTACAATGCTATAGAAACTAAAGAGGATACATTTAAAGACTATCCTCAAAGCGCTACTAATAACGCCAGACGTATGTTAGACTGGAGAGAGAAGTATGGCAGAGATGAGGTACAAGGCGGAACTGCTGTAGGGTGGCAGAGAGCAAATCAATTGGCAAACAGAGAGGCGCTTTCGTTATCTACTGTAAAAAGGGTTAATAGTTTTTTAGCACGCCACGAGGATAATGCTAAAATAGATCCTAAATACAAAGACACGCCCTGGAAAGACAAAGGCTATGTAGCCTATAATCTATGGGGAGGCGCATCTATGGTATCCTGGGCAAAAAGAATCTCAGAAAATGAGGGATAATGCTACTAAAAAAAGCCAAAGAATCCTGGAAAGGTAATTTTGATAAGGTGCTAGCCAGCTCTGAAAAAAAAGAGTTTGCTAACGCCAGACGTTACTACGAGGGTGAATATTTAAAAGCTATAGAGGATTTTCTAAAGACACGCAAAAGCAGTGGATTTGATAATCTATTTAGAGTGGCGGATTTATCTGATATATATCGCCAGGTCTATGTAAACATAGGACTCAAGTTTGCTAAATGGTATTCTAAAAATTTTGATAAGGTAATAAGTAAGCAGACAGACGTTTCTGGCTATGATGACATCTGGGCTGAACGCTTTGCTAGAGTCAGCCAACAAATAGCAGCCGAGAGAGTTACACTGGTCCAGGGGACTGCTAAGGCTACTCTAATGAGTGTATTTAAAAGATTATCCTCAGATCCAGAGTTTATGACTATGGGACAGCGTGAAGCTGGTCGTGTATTACGCCAGAAGTTTGGACAGTACTCAAAAAGCCAGGCAGAGAGATTAATAAGAACAGAGTCAACTAATGCAGCTAACTACGCAACGCTACAGAGTGCGACTGATATGTTTGGACAGGATAATTTGCAAAAGGAGTGGATGACTTCTGTAGATGGTAGAGAAAGAGCAGCGCACAGGGGAGCTGATGGGCAAATAGTAGATTTTAAAGAAAGGTTTTTAGTAGGTGGCGAACAATTATTCCATCCTGGTGATCCAGCTGGTAGTGCTAGAAACGTAGTGAATTGTAGATGCTCTACAGCGCCATTTCCTAAACCAGAGGCTCAAGCCACAGGCAAAATAGAGGGTTTTACAGTAAGTAATATTTAATTATTAAATTTGCAATATGAACACAATCATTTATAAATCAACTCAGATAGGCGAGCTGTTAGACGCTGACACCTCAGCTGGAGTTGTAAAGGGATATGGATCTGTTTTTGGTAATGTCGACAGTGATGGCGATATCATCAATAAGGGAGCATACAAAAAGACAATACAAGAGAACGCCAAAAGAGTAAAGTATCTTTATCAGCACGATATGGATAAGCCTCTAGGCAAAATGGTTCACCTTGAGGAGGATGACAAAGGTTTAGTTTTTGAGGCGCATATACCTAAAACACAATTAGGGAAAGATGTCGTAGAACTAATGAAAGCTGGAGTCATTACTGAGAACTCTGTAGGGATTCTACCTATTCAAAAAGAAATGGGACACGATGGCTACAGACACCTTAATGAGGTAAAACTATTTGAAATCTCAGCTGTAACACTAGCAGCTAATGACCAGGCAATGATTATGGATGTAAAAGGAAACGTAGATCCAGAGAAAATCAGCAAAAGGTTTGATAAAATTGCACAATTACTCAGAAAGGGAGAGATCTCTGATGAGCTTGGATTCGCCTTAGAGGCGGAAATACTAAAGCTAAAATCTATTTACATAAATGTCACTCAGCCGACCGATATTGAAGTCACTGAGCCGATCGAGGTAAAAGCAGACAATAGCGATATTTATAATTATTTGTTTAACACTCTAAAAAAATAAAAATGGAGGATAACTTAAAAAAAGAACTCGATCAGATCGGTAACATAGTTGACGAGAGAATTGAGAAAGCATTTAACCAGGCTAAAGATAACGCCAAAGGTGAGATGGAATCATCTCTAAAATCAGAGATTGATAATTTAACTACTCAATATGTAGAAAAAAGCGAAGCTCTTAACAAGAGAATGGATGATATGGAAATGGCTGCAAAGAAAACTATTTCTGGAGCTACTCCACAATCATTTAAATCAGCTATCCATACAGCTTTAAAAGATGGCGCAATTGATGCAATGCTTAAAGGTAACGCAAACGCTGCACGCTTTGAAGTAAAGGCTGATATGAGCCTAGGAGCTGATGTAACTGGCGTAGTAGCTGGAGAGACTATTGTAGATCAAATCAAATATGATCCTAGTCGTTCAACTCACATTCGCTCTTTACTTTCTTTAGGATCAACTGATGCTCAAACTATCAGATACCCAAAAGAGTCTGCATATAGCGACAATGCTGGAACTACTGCTGAGGCTGCTGCATTTGGACAGTCTGATTTCGATCTAGCTGCATCTACTGTAAACGTAGAGAAAATCGGTACTTACATGAGAATCACTGGAGAGATGTTGGATGATATCAAACAATTGACTTCTTACCTTTCTGCTAGAGTACCAGAAAAAGTTTTATCTGTAGAGGATAACCAAATTTTAAATGGAGATGGATCATCACCAAACTTAGATGGTTTATTCACTGATGGAGCTGCTTTTGCTGCTGGAGGATTTGCTTTAGCTATCGAGTCAGCTAATGAGTTTGACGTGCTTACAGTTGCTTTAAACCAACTTGCACTTTCTAACTACCAGGCGGATACTATTTTGTTGAATCCAACTGATTTACACAAAATGATCTTGTTAAAGTCGACTGCAAATGAGTATTTGAGAAATCAAATCTTTAGCGGTTTACAGCCTACAATCAATGGAATCCCTGTAACAGTAAATACTGCTGTAACAGCTGGAAAATTCTTAGTAGGAAATTTACGTCAAGCGTCACAGCTTTGGATTCGTGAGAATCTAGCTGTAGAGTTTAGTCGTGAGGATTCTGATAACTTCCAGAAAAATTTCGTAACTGTACGTGCAATGGAGAGAGTAGCTTTAACTAACTACCTACCTAATGCAATTGTGCAAGGAACTTTCTCAACTGCTAAAACTGCTCTAGAAACTGCTTAATTACAGTTAATACGGCTCATTTAGAATGAGAATTTTATTTAATAGGGTAGCCTTAATCGGTTACCCTTTTTTTATGCTTTATAAAATAATTTCCCCATAAATTTGGAATTTCCAAATAAATCTGTAAATTTGGGGAAACAAACTTTAAATATTATGAAAAAATTAGTTCAAAAAATTACAAACTCAACTGAGTGGATTGTATTGACTGAGATGTCAAAACCAAAGATTTTATTAGGCGCTATTGCCGTAAATGTAGCTAGCTACTTTTTTATGTATGCGATTTTAGATGTTATTTTATATATCAACTACGACCTATAGATTATGGATTTGCAGCAAAAGGTTAGGATCGTTTTGATATTTGGGTTTATTGCCTGGGGGTTTTCCCTAGGCTTTAGATTCCAGGCTATATGGGATGCTCTAGTAATGTTTATTTTATCATTTGTTTTATACCGTTACAATAATGGATAAGCCTTACGATTTTTATTTAGACAGCATTAGAGGCTTGACTGGCAAAATGAAGCCAGAGGATTATTTGTATCTTAGTGAAAAGATATGGGAATTTACAGAGAGATTAGAAAAAATTAAAAAACGTTAATATGGAATTTTACGACCACACACCGCCAGATGATTACCAGGGGGGTTATTGCAGAGTATGCGACCAACCTAGTTACGGTGATGACATTTGTAGCGATGCCTGTTTCCAGGCTTTTATGCTATAGATACTTTGTTTTCATTTTGATAGTGAAACCCTGGATATAACGTCTGGGGTTTTTTTTGTAGCTTTGATTTCGTGGATAATAATCAAATAGGATGTTTGGCGGAATATATGTTCGCTGTAGAGTGCATGAAACTAAACTATGAGATCTCTATGCCTCTAAAGGACTCATCTCTTTACGACTGTATAGTGGATACTGGCGAAAAACTAATTAGGGTACAAATAAAATCATCCGCTAAAACTCCAAAAAATGATGAGCATAATACGGTACATATTCCGCTGCAAAATAATAAGCGCCAATACACTAAGGAAAAGATTGACTACTTTGCTGTCTGGTCTGATTTTTTTAATGGCTGGTTTGTTTTTAAAAATACTGGAGACATGCAATCAATAAGAGTTTCAATAAAAGGCAAGAATAAAAAATATTTCAATAACTTTGCATTTAAGTAGAATTTTTTTCTATTTATAGTTTGTTTGGTTTCACTAAAAGCATCGCTAATTGTAGTGGTGCTTTTTTTTTATCTTTGTTGTAAATATATACTATGAAAATACAAATCATAAAAGACGTTTACTCTGGTACTGGGTGGCGTAAAGAGGGTGACATTATCGAGGTAGATCCAAAAACTGCTCGCCACTATTTGATCAGAGGCATAGCAATAGAATATAAAGAGGAAAAAATAGTCAAAGAAACAAAAGAGGCTAAGACTCCTAAAAAGCGTATCACTAAAGCTAAAAAATAATGCACGACATTAAAATTAATTCTGTAACTGGCAGCGAGATAGTAACTACTCAAGATGTAAAAGATTTTGTAAGGATAGATACTAGCTCTGATGATGCCATCATAGGTAGAATGATTATAGCTGCTCGGACCTGGTGCGAGAATTACATAGGCAGAGATATTGTGGCTAAAAATAGAACATTTTATTTAGAGGAGGTTGATCAGCGTTTCACTTTGCCATTTTCGCCTATAGCATCTATTAGCGCAGTAACCTCAAAAGGAACTGCTATAAATTATGATTCCTATGGATTAGATGACAAAATAATAGAGATAGGATCACTGCCAGCTGATGAGGTTAAAGTAACCTATATTACCACAGGAATTACAGATGATTTAATAAAAGAGGCTATCCTACATTTAGTGGCGACTTACTACGATAATAGAGCTGATTTTAAAGTAGGGGATAGTGTTACTGAGACACCTACTAGCACAAAGAACATTTTGCAATCTTATAAATCTATGTATTTTTAATGGATGCTGGCAAACTAAATACTAGAGTAGAGGTTAAGAGATTAACTAAAACGCCAGATGGCTTTGGAGGGACCACATCTACTAGTGCCACTGTAGAAACATTTTGGGCGCATAAAAAAGACATTAAAGGGGATGTAACAGCGACTGAGGGCAAAAGAGGTAGATCTGTAGAGATTGAATTAGAGCTAAGAAAAAAAGCTGCTGATCAGATTTTAGATAATGATGTTATAAAGCTAGAGGGCAAAGATGGACTCTATAGAATAAATGGTTTTTACGATAGCAAACAGGATTTTTTTACAATTATAAAAGCCACAAAACTAGATTAATATGAATCTAAATAAATCTGATTATAATAAACTCCAGGCTAAACTGACAAAGTTAAAGGCTATAGATAAAACAGCATTATCCACTGAAATAGGAAAAGCTGCTTTAGGAATTGCTAGGGATATAAAAAAAATTGCGCCAGTAGATACTGGTAATTTAAGAAAACAAGTAAAAGCAGTCGTAAATAATAAACAGGCTGAAATCAGATCAGATGCGCCTTATTCTGGTTATGTAGAGTTTGGAGGCAAAAACCCAAAGCGACCACAGGCTGAGATTCCATTCTTTTATCCTAGCGTAAACAAAGGAATTAAAGAAATGATTTCTAGTATTGATAACACAATAAAAAAACTACTTAAATGACAGAGGCAATACATTTTATCAGAAAGGCGATTATAGACCGCCTAACAGATGCAATTACATCAAATGGGGTAACTGTCCCAATTTATAACAGAGTGCCTAACGATGCCTCTGATCCTTATATACGAGTCTATTCAGTTGACTCTACAGAGGTAGATCAAAACTCAGATACTTTTATGCTAGAATGCGCCACTAGAATTGAGGTAGTGACTTCATTTATTGGCGATGATGGCGGAGAGTTACAGGCTAATCAAATAGCGTCTGATATATTAACGCTAATTAGAACACGCTCTGGTAGTTATTTTGACCTTAGCGCTGATGGATTTAATGTTTACACTTGTACAAATGAGGGGACCAGCTATCTATATGAGGATGGCGTAGAAAAAACATATTTTAGAGCGATATTAACGATCTCTAATAGAATAGAACAAATTTAATAAAATGCAAGATTTGAAAATATACGCTTTTAATGGGATAGCTTTAGCGATCAGCGTTACAGCAATAAACCCAATTTTACAGACAGTCAGTTTAATTATGGCAATATGCTACACTGGAATTTCAATTTATAAAAAAATAAAATAATAAAGTATGTCCCCAAAAATTGATATTAATAACGACGGAAAAGCGGATTTTAGTATTTCGCCAATGCAGATAATTACAATAGGAGCAATGTTTGCATCTATTATAGGATCTTACTATACTTTGAATGGCAGACTAGATTCTGCTGAATCTGAGATAGCAAAATTAAAATATAACGAAAAGGAATACACCTGGAAAGCGCAAAGAGCTTTGGAAGTTGAGGTCAGAAATATGGAGCTAGAAATGAAAGCATTCATGAAAGACCTGGAATATTTGCAAAAGGATAAGCGTAGGTGAAAACAGGAACTATAGGAAACACTTTAAATTTAAATAATACAAATACAATTAATATGGATACAATTATGATTTTTTTAGCTATAATTATAGTAATTGCAGCAGCTGCTATAATCTTAGCATCTCGTAAAATTGTCAAAGATGATAACGGAAATAAAATCCCAGACTGGGTAGAGGATAAGTTTGCGGACATTAAAGAGGAAATTAAAAAATTAAAAAAATAAGCAATGAGATTTATCAGCAAACATATCAGCTGGAGGGAGGCGAGTCACTCAGCGACAGCGGAGAAAAAAGAAATCGAGAACACACCGAACGAGGTGGCTGTGCAAAACATGAAAAAACTTGCAAAAAATGTATTCGAGCCGCTCAGAGAATGGGCAAGCGAGCCAATTCGTGTAAATAGTTTTTATCGGTCTATTGAGTTAAATGATGCTATTAAAGGGAGTAGAACCTCTCAGCATACTAAAGGACAGGCGATTGACATTGATGCTACTGGTATGAAAACTAATGCAGACTTGTTCAATTACATCAAAGATGAATTAGATTTCGATCAGCTTATCTGGGAGTTTGGTGATGATGAAAATCCAGACTGGATTCACGTTTCTTATGTAGGTCCATCTGGGAATAGAGGTAATGTCCTTAGAGCAGTTAAAAAAGGGCGTAAAACTACATACGAGTTTTATGCTTAAAATGTTATTGTCTCTTTTCGGTAAAAGCGAGAGCGGTCGATCTAATATCGGTGGTTTGGCTTTGGATATAAGAGAGGCAATAAAAGGCAAAGAGATGGATCCTCAGCGCCTTATAGAACTCCAGGCAGAGATTAATAAGGTAGAGGCGCAGCATAGAAGTTTATTTGTAAGTGGCTGGAGACCTATGGTAGGCTGGATTTCAGCAGCTGCATTTGGGTTTCATTATATAGTAATGCCATTGCTAGTAGCTTATACTGACATAGATCCTCCAGAGTTTGACACTAATAGCCTTTTCACTGTCCTTATGGGGATGCTAGGTTTAGGCGGACTGAGAACATACGAGAAATTAAAAGATAAAACTAAATAATGGCAACAAAAGATTTATACTCAGCTAACAACTTTCACCGAATGAGTTTTGGTGATTTTGGTATGCGTACACTAATTAGAAACACTGACAATATTGTAACACCTCCAGGAGAGTATTTTTGCATGATTGAATGTATCATATCATGTACATTTGACGCTACTAATGACACTCCAGCTGGTGATAATAATATGGTGGATTATGATCTTTTAGATGGGCAGATCATCTACGGAAACTTTACTAATATAACCTTAACCAAAGGGCATATAATAGCTTATTTGCGCCATGTACCACAATGATAGGAGTACAAAGAACTTTAAAGCAGAAAGCTGGTAGGTTTAGAAAAAAGATAGCAGAAAAATTAAAAAATCTTTTTTGGCATAAAAAAAATGAAACGTTTGATGAGTTAGATCAAAATTGGGATGATTAAAAATGATTAAATTTGTAGAAAATAGTTAGATGGCATCATATACTGGCAATAAGATTAAAGATACATATCAATCAATAGTAAAAGCTATTGATAATGATGAGATAGGTGCAACCGATAAACAGCTAACTGATGGAGTCGGTAATGAGCTAGGACTTTATGTAAATACCGATGGCGATTTTAGAATCGAGGGTGATCTTAGAGTAGATGGCGCCATTAAAGATTCTTTAAACTCACCAGGAACTAATGGACAGCTTTTAAAAAGTACGCTAACTGGTACTGACTGGGTGGATGTTTCAGATTTAGCAGTACAGACTTTAACAGGCGGCACTGGAATAGATGCTGATGCAAGCCAGGGGGATGTAACTATTTCACTAAATACAGAGGATTTCCAGGATCTTATAGGTGCTATGGTTTCTGGTAATACAGAGACAAACATAACTGTAACCTATGATGACGTTAATGGAAAACTAAATTTTGAGGTTACTGATTTAGGTGAAACTTATACAGCTGATGAGGTTACTCTAAATTTAGATGGCAGTAATCAGTTTGCTGTAGCTGATGGCGGAATAGACTCTACTCAACTAGCTCCAGATGCTGTTACAGATGATAAAATAGCAGCCAACTCAGTTGGCGCTAGTGAATTAAAAGTAACTGGCAATGGAGACGCATTAAAAGCATTATTATCTGATGGGGATGGCACTTTTTCCTGGGTTGATGTAGTTAGATCAATAGCTACTGACTCAATTCTAGCGGCTGATGTTTCTACAGGAGCTGTTACTTTATCCCTAACAAATAACTCTATAGGAGCTGATCAATTAGATGTAGCTGGTAACGGTACAAGCGGTCAAGTTTTAACATCTGATGGCGATGGATCATTTAGCTGGGATGATATTGCTGGAGGTGGTGGTGGTACTACTAATGTAAACCTAGAGATTTATAGAGATAACTTTACAGCGGATGGAACTGACTACCAGTACACATTATCTCAATCAATATCAGATGAGAATGACATCCAGGTTTATTTTGATGGCGTTTATCAATCAAAAGATAATTTTTCTGTATCTGGTACTACTTTAGATTTTGGAGTGGGTAATGAGGTAGAGTCTGGAGTAGAGATAGAAATTATAATTTTTGGAGCAACCTCTGTAACTTTATTAGGTGGCTCTGGATCAACGAACTTTTTACCAATATTTACAACCTCAACTGAGGTAGGTAACTCTAGTATTTCACAGGCTAATAATATTTTAGACGTAGATTTAACTGGAGCAGTTACAATTCCAGTAGGTACTACAGCACAAAGACCTGGAACGCCAGAGGTTGGGATGTTTAGATATAATACCTCTTTAAATGTTTATGAGGTTTATGATGGCTCTAGTTTTATTGAATTAGGAAACACTTATACAGCTGGACAGGGTATCGCCTTCGATGGATCTAATGAGTTTACAGTAGCCGCTGGCTCTGGATTAACCCAGGAAACAAATGGACTGGCTCACGATGATACCTCTAGCCAGGCATCATTAACAGCAAGCTCTAGGACTTATGTAACTGGCGTAACTTTAGATACTTTTGGTCACGTTACAGGATTAACAACTGCTACAGAAACTGTTACAGATACAACTTATTCAGCCAGTGGCAATGGATTAGATTTAGCTGGGACTGTATTTAGTCACGCTGACACCTCATCTCTAGCCTCTACGTCAAACTCTGGCAGAACGTATATTCAAAATGTAACTGTTGATGAGTTTGGGCATTTGACTGCTGTAACTACAGCTACAGAAACTGCTGGCGATGCTAGTACATATACAGCTGGAAATGGTTTAGAATTATCTGGATCTAATGTTTTTAGTTTATCGACCAGCATTTATGGACCAACTATAATAGGTAGCTCAAATGATACGTTTATTTATTGGAATGAGGATAACTCAATACAGTTTTATATAGGTGGGGAGTATGTAGCTAAAATGGAAGCTGATGGCGATTTTCACGCTGATGGCGATGTCATAGCTTTCTCAAGTTCTACCTCATCTGATGAGCGCCTAAAAGATAATATTAAGACAATAGAAAGCGCCTCAGACAAAATAAAAGAATTAAAAGGAGTTGAGTTTACCTGGAAAAAGAATGGTAAAAATGGCGGAGGGGTTATTGCGCAAGATGTCGAAAAAGTATTACCAGGAGCTGTTAAAGAGGTAGAGTCATTAGATGGCGAGCAAACCTATAAAACAGTAGATTATAATTCTGTGATAGGTCTACTTATAGAAGCAAATAAAGAACTTTTAAAGCGTATTGAGAACCTAGAAAACAAAGGATAATGGCATTACCTAGCAGCGGTCAATTAAGTTTATCGGAAATCGCTACTGAATATGGCGTGACTCAATCTAATGTATCCCTTTCCACTATGTCAGTGGATATCGGTTTAACTCCTCAGCACGCTGTAAGTGAGTTTTATGGCAGATCAGCTGGTCCTACATATACTCCGATAGGTTATACTGTTATAAATCAGCCAGGATCTTTAGAGCCCTGGAAAATTTATTATAATAATAACAGATGGCATATTACAGGAGCTGAAAATCAAACAGAATACGACATCTCAGATAATAACGCTACCTCATTTTCACAGGGCGTTAATTACTTACTTTTAAATGCCTCACTAGCTTTTAATGGGAATACAGTTTGCTCTATTGATTTAAGTGCAAATAACCAGGATTTTAGAATAGGTAGATCTACTAATAATGGTACTAGCTGGAGCAATGTATATAGTGATATTGGAGGTAATTTTACTAATTCTCGTAAAGGGACACAGATGTTTTACCATGGGAGCAATCGCTGGGTAGCTTTTAGTAATTACAGCAACTATATATCTACAAACAATGGCTCTAGTTGGTCAAATAATTTTGGTCCTAGTATAGGTAATTATGGAGGAGGCGCACAGTCTGGATCTAGGATTATAGTAAATGATGATTATAATTTTTATGTAAGTGACAATGGATTTAGCACACACACTACTATTTCTTTGCCTTTTGTTTCTGGATCGAGATACAAGCCTAATAACATAGCCACTGATGGCTCTGGGACTTGGCTAGCCTGGAAATGGATACCAGGAGGCAGAATGTTAAAGTCTACTAATAATGGATCCAGCTGGAGTGCAATTAGCACTGATCTACCAGCTTATGCTAATGGGATTACTTATAAATATAATAATGGAACTTATGGGGATGGCGCTTTCCATATAGCAGCTAGCGAATACTCTGGAAGCACTATGATAGGAGGGGTATTCACCTCCACAAATAATGGATCTAATTTTAATTTAAATCCATTAGTTGGTCCAACGTATGGAAGTAGGGGAGCAAATGCTGTCCATCATAATGGCTCAGATATGGTAGCTGGTAATAGAATCCACTATTTCAAATTCAATTAAAAAGATTAATTTTGTATAAATTACGATTATGGCAGTAACTAAGGTAACAACAAAGGTTTTAGCGGATGATGCGGTAACTATTGATAAAATAGCGGATGCTGCTTTAGTAACTGAAACTGAGGGCATATCATCTAATGATAATGATACTACTATTCCTACCTCAGCTGCTGTTAAAGATTATGTAGATACCCAGGATGCCACTAAAGAGGATACAATAACTGGAGCTGCAACAACAATAACAGGAAGCGATTTAACAGCTTCTAAAGCGCTTGTTTCAAACGCTAGTGGAAAAGTAGCTGCTAGCACAGTAACTGATACAGAGCTAGGCTATGTAAGCGGAGTGACCTCTGGCATACAGGATCAATTTAATGCGCTAACTGACAACGATACTACATATACAATAGCCGCTGCTGATGGCGATAATGCCGATGAGGAAAAAATAGTACTTACTGGCAGCGATGCCTCAACTGATGAGGTAGTTTTGGAGGCTGGTACAGGATTATCCATAGCTAGATCTGGCGATAAAATAACTTTTACAAATACAGTAACTGATACTGATACAGTTTTAACTACTGAGCAAGTTGAGGACATTGTAGGCGCTATGGTTTCCTCTAATAGTGAAACTGGTATAACAGTAACCTATGATGATACAAATGGAAAAATAGATTTTACTGTAGATTCTCAAACAGATGAGAATTTTACAAGCGCCTTAAAAACAAAATTAGATGGAATTGCAGCTGGTGCTGAGGTAAATCAAAACGCTTTCTCAACTATTGCAGTGAGTGGTCAAACCTCAGTCAATGCGGATTCTAACACTGATACTTTAACCTTTGCAGCTGGTACTGGCATCACACTTACTACAGATGCTGGAACTGATACAGTCACAATAACATCAACTGCTACAGGATCAGTTACTGAGGCGTTTAAAACTATTTCTGTAAGTGGGCAAAGCGATGTGGTAGCTGATGGCGCTACAGATACTTTAACTTTTGCTGCTGGATCAAATATTACTTTAACTACTGATGCAGCTACAGATACAATTACAATAGCATCAACTGCCTCTGGAGGTGGCGGATCAGTTGATGTAGTAACTACTCAGCATACTGGTGATGGCACTACTACAGCATTTGCTTTAGATAGCACGCCAGGTGATAATGATGCTGTGCAAGTTTATTTAAATGGTGTTTACCAGGTTAAAGATGCTGCAAATTATTCAATAAGTGGATCTACTCTAACGTTTGTTACCGCACCCACCAACTCCACAGCGATAGAGTTTGTCCACTTTAAATTAACTACTGGCGGAGGCGGCGGTATTAGCTGGGATACTACTGTAAAAACTGCTGCTTTCACAGCTGTAGCTGGAAAAGGATATTTTGTAAATACTACAAGTGCTGCAATTACAGTAACATTACCTAGCTCACCTAGTGCTGGCGATGAGGTTACTATTGTAGATTATGCTGGTACTGCTGATACAAATAACATAACTATAACATCCTCTGATAATATTAATGGAGTCGCTGGTGATGTAGTTATAAATTACGAAAGAGGCGGAGTATCTATGGTTTATGTAGATGCCACTCAAGGATGGATAGCTTATAATGCTACTAATGAAACAGCTACGGCTTTAAATATACCTACTATTTTAGTTGATTATTTAGTAGTCGCTGGTGGAGGTTCTGGTGGCGCACATAATGGAGGTGGTGGTGGAGCTGGAGGTTTAAGAACATCTTACACTAATTCATCATCTTTAAGTGGTCATACAGAATCATCTTTAAATTTAGGTGTAGCAACTAATTATACAGTAACTGTAGGAGCTGGAGGAGCTGCTGCTATTTTTGCCTCTAAAGGAAATGATGGCTCTGATTCTGTTTTTTCTACAATTACATCTACTGGTGGCGGTGGAGGTGGACAATACTCAAATCCAGCGAGTTCAGTATCAGATGGAAATAATGGAGGATCTGGTGGTGGAGCCGCTGATATTGCTGGAACCAGTTCTGGTTCTGCTGGATCTGCTGTTACTTCACCAGTTATACAAGGTTATAATGGAGGGATTTCAACTACAGCGTATGGAGGCGGTGGTGGTGGTGGAGCTAATGAAGTTGGTAATGATAGCGCTGGAAATGCAGGTGGAGCTGGTGGAGATGGATTAGCTGTAGGAATTACGGGATCATTAATAACTTATGCTGGCGGTGGTGGCGGTGGAGATGGAGATGGATCGGGAGGAGCTGGTGGTACTGGTGGAGGTGGAGCTGGCGCTGGAAGTAGCGGTAATGGCTCTGATGGAACCGATAATACTGGTGGAGGCGGCGGAGCATCAGGAGCGGCTAATTCTGGTGCTGGAGGTTCTGGAGTAGTTATTCTACGCTATCCAAATACATACACAGTTACCATAGGATCTGGATTAACTGGTAGCACAGCTACTGATGGCAGTGATAAAGTAACTACCTTTACCGCTGGAACAGGAACAATATCATTTAGTTAGAATAAATAAATTAATAAATAAAAACAATGGCACACTACGCTTTTCTAAACATGAGTAACATCGTAACCGAGGTAATAGTTGGTAAAGATGAAACAGATGGACCAACAAACTGGGAGATCCACTATGGAAACATCAGAGAGCAAGTTTGTAAACGTACATCCTACAACACAAAAGGAGGAGTACATTATACAGATGGCGCTCCCTCTGCTGATCAATCAAAAGCATTTAGAAAAAACTACGCTGGTATAGGGTACACCTATGATCATAGTAGAGATGCTTTTATTCCGCCAAAACCATTTGATAGCTGGGTTTTAAATGAAACTAGCTGTTTGTGGGAGGCACCAGTAGAATATCCAACTGATGGGGAAATGTACACCTGGAATGAGGATACTACTAGCTGGGATTTGGTAACTGAGTAACAATTTTTAAAATATTATAAATGGCATTTACAAAGGCTACTTTCGACTATTTAGACTCTGGAGGGTTAATAAACTGGATTACAACTGCTAAAACTAGCGCTTTTACAGCGTTTAGGGGTGAGGGTTATTTAGTAGATACAACGTCTGCTGCTATCACGGTAACTCTACCAACTGCTCCAAGTGCTGGTGATGAGATTATTATAGTTGACTATGCCTCAAACGCTGGAACTAATAATATTACTTTAGATCCTGGAACGCTTAATTTAAGAGGCGCTACTGATGATTTTGTAATGTCCACTAATAACCAATCAGCACGCCTATTATATTCTGGTGCTACTAAAGGATGGTTAGTTACCTCTGATGCTGGTGCTGGCGCTGCTGCCGCACCAGCTTTAACAGTTGATTACTTAGTAGTCGCTGGTGGTGGGGGTGCTGGAACATTAGCTGGAGGCGGTGGAGGAGCTGGAGGATTACGCACATCTTACACAAATTCATCCTCTTTATCTGGACACACTGAATCATCATTAACTTTAGATATATCAACAAATTACACAGTAACAGTTGGATCTGGAGGGGCAGGTTCAACACAAGATGGATCGGAAATATTAGCACAAAGTGGCTCAAATTCTGTATTTTCTACTATAACATCAACTGGCGGAGGTTTAGGACAACACGCCTCAGCTGGGGCAAGCGGAGGTTCTGGCGGTGGAGGTGGTTACAATACAACAACTGGTGATGGTGGTGCTGCTGTGACTTCGCCTGTAGTACAAGGTTATGCTGGAGGTAATGGTAAATTAGGTGCGGCTGGCGGTGCTTATCCTTGCGGTGGAGGTGGAGGAGCGAGTGCGGCTGGAGCAAACGCTTCTGGTAGTGCTGGTGGAAATGGTGGAGATGGATTAGAAGTTACCATAATAGGAGGAACTGGAAACTATTATGCTGGTGGTGGAGGCGGATCTGGAACTACTATAGGTTTAGGAGGTGCTGGTGGCGGCGGTAATGGTGGACAAATATTTAGTGGAACTACAGCTGTATCTGGAACTGCAAATACTGGCGGTGGAGGTGGTGGTGGTAGAACTGCTGGCGGATCGGGTGGCTCTGGTATTGTAGTTATTAGATATTCTAATTATTATGATGTTACAGTAGGATCTGGATTAACAACTGGCGTTTTAAATTCCCCTGTAGGATCAAATGAAAAATATACAACATTCACAGCTGGAACAGGATCAATAACATGTGGAGCA